TATTCCAAAAGCTTTGGATGGTTCAAAGAAAATTATGGATTATTGTTCCGAATATTTTAATTTGGCTACCGATTATGTTAAGATGTTGGTGTTGGGTAAGACTCGAGAGGAATTACGACGTTTCCATGGCCTTTATGGAGAAATCCATGAGTGGGCCAAGGAAGTTCGTTCTTTCCTCGAGCTGGAACAACGAAATAAAATTGACACTGATATTACTGTTGCAAATAAAGCTGAAAGCTTATACCATCGTGGTTTAAAGTTTAAAGCTGATCCTTTATTGGATCGCGATATGGATAGATTGGTGACAAGTTCTTTGATTCCTGCCCGTGCTTTGTTTGAATATGTATCATGTTCGCCCATTAAGGGTGGAGGTCCTCGTATGCGTCCTGTTTGTGTTTGGCTCACTGGTGAATCTGGTGTAGGTAAAACAGAAATGGTTTACCCTTTGTGTATTGATGTTTTGCGTACTATGGGTTTGATGAAGAAAGAAGATTTTCATCATCAAGTTTATGGACGTCAAGTTGAAACAGAATTTTGGGATGGGTATAAAGGTCAGAAGATTGTTATTTATGATGATGCTTTTCAGATGAAAGATGACAAGACTGCTGCCAATCCCGAAATTTTTGAGGTTATTCGTTCTTGTAATACATTTCCACAACATTTACATATGGCCGCTCTGCATGATAAAAATACTTTTTCCAATGCAGAACTGTTGTTGTATACTACAAATGATATGAATGTGAAATTGGAGTCTATTACTTTTCCGGACGCTTTCTTTAATCGTATTGGTGAACACGCTTATCGTGTTCAACCAAAAATTGAATATGCGCTTGTTGTTCCACGAGCTAATTCTGGCACATATATGCGTAAATTGGATCACACGAAGTTGAATCCAGATGTTCCAATTGATTTGAATGTTTATGAGTTTCAGAAATTGGTACGTGATGAACGTGCCGATAGTAAATGGATTGAACGTGGCAAGCCAATTAATTATATAGAATTCTCACAAATGATATGCGAGGAATGGCGTAAGCAAAAGGAACGTTCAATGAATAAATTGAAGTTTTTGGAAAGTTATGCTATTCGTGCACAGGTTGGTGAGGATTTCGTTGATTGTGTTTATGATGATGATTTCTTTAATAATGACATTGCGAGTAATATTCATAAAGGTGTTGACCTTCTAGAAATAGAAGCTCTCTACGCTGATGATGATGTTATTTTTAAAGCTTATTCCGAATATAAAGCTCGACAACGTCGTCCTGGTGTTTGGGATAAAATGAAAGATCGTATGGATCTTGCATTGCAAAAAGTTTCAGGTTATTTGTCAGGATTGTATGAAGAGTCATCTAAAATTATTCGTGAACATCCATATTTGTCTGTTTTGGGTTTGTTGGGAATGGCCTTATCTGCTTTTACATTGTATAAGTGGTTGGAAAATTCTTTTTCTGAAGATGAGGTTGTCGCTGAAGCTGAAGTTGGTGTATCTGGTGATGTTAAATCTGCAAAAATACAAAAATTGCAGGTTGAAATGAATACACTTTCAGTGGAGGAACAACGACAATTTATAGACACAATGTATGGTCATTCATTGATTGGTGCTGGCACTATAGCTTTGATGAAACGCAATAAGTGGGGCATTTATGCTGAGAAGTATGATTGCCAGGCTGAAGTTGGTGTTTCTGGTGATTCTAAAACGGCAAAGCAGCAAGTCAAACGTGTTGAGGTTGGTGTTTCTGGTGATGCAAAAACCAAAAATGTTGCTCAGAAGCGTGTTGAAGTTGCAGATGAGAGATTACTTGCTATGGCACAGGGCTGTAGTGATCAAGTGGCTCATAATCTTGTTACTGATATATTGCAGAAAAATACATACCGTTTGACCTATATGCGTGGCGAGAAACGAGTGCCATTTGGTAATTGTACTTTTGTACGTGGTTGGGTTTTTGTTATGCCATATCACTTTTTGCATGCTTTGTTTGCACGTAAATTGGCTCCTGAAGCAATTATTAGTTTTTCTCAATCTAAGTTTGAAGATATTATCCAGATTCCTTTGTCTCATTTGATGACTGTTGGAGTTGATGGTTTTGAATTGACTAAGAATTGTGAAAGAGTGACTTTTAAGGATGGAACTCATCGTGATTGTGTTATTGTCAACTTGCATCGTCGTATGTGTCATCCTCATCGGGATTTGGTGAAACATTTTGTCAAAACTAGTGATCAGGGTAGTTTGCAAGGTAGTTTTAATGGAACACTTGCTACTTTCCATGAAAATGGTAAAGACCTTCATCGCACATATCAATGGTTGCAGAAAATCCGTCCTTTGGATAAACAGATAACCATTTATTATCCCGAAGACGGTTTTGATTATGGTTCTGAAAGTTATACACAACGAGATTGTTATGAATATAATGCACCGACTCAGGTTGGTGATTGTGGTTCTATAATTGGTTTGTATAATAATCGTATGGAACGTAAACTTATTGGTATGCATATTGCTGGTACTAACCAGGAATATGGTTATGCTTGTCCATTGACTCAAGAATTGATTGATGATGCGTGCGAAAAATTGATTGGTAAAGATTTTCGCAATATCAGTGCACAATTTTATTATGAAATGCCTAAGAATGTTGATCCAACTATTGAACCGGTAATACCTGATGGTCTATTTTGTCCTCTTGGTAAGGCTGACAAGAAAGTTGGTCAAGCCACTAAAACTGCTATAATTCCATCCTGTATTCAAGGTGAGCTGTCTGAACCATTTATGAAACCTGCGCTATTGAAACCTACTATGATTAATGGTGTATTACATGACCCATTATTGAAGGGTTTGAAAAAGTGTGGCGTAGATACAGCAGTTTTGACTGATGAAGAGGTCAAATCAGCCGCTATGGATGTGGCTCAATTAGTCTTGACCCAAACAAACAGCATGATAGATCGTACAAAGTACCAGCGAATTCTTACTTATGAAGAAGCCGTTCGAGGTACACTTGATGACGATTTTATGAAAGCTGTTAATCGCACTACATCTCCAGGTTACCCTTATTCTTTGCAGAATAAAGGTAAACCTGGTAAAACGCGATGGATGGGTAAAGATGAAAAATTTGATTTTGAAAGCATGGAAGCACAACAATTGCGTGCGGATGTTGATGAGTTGATTGAAGATTGTCGCATTGGGAAAATTTCCAATGTTTTCTTTGTCGATACTTTGAAAGATGAACGTCGTGAAAAAGCTAAAGTGGACGTGGGTAAAACACGTGTATTTTCAGCTGGTCCACAACATTTTGTTGTGGCGTTTCGTAAATATTTTCTTCCATTTGCTGCATGGTTGATGCATAATCGTATTGATAATGAGGTTGCTGTTGGTTCAAATCCCTATTCTTTGGATTGGGAACGAATCGCTAAACGTTTGAAGTCGAAGGGAAAACATGTCATTGCTGGTGATTTTGGAAATTTTGATGGTTCTCTTGTTGCTCAAATTTTGTGGGCAATATTTTGGGAAATATTTGTTCCCTGGTTGGAAATGTTCAATGATTTGAATAGTCAGGAAGGACGTGATATTCTGAAAATCTGTCTTGGTCTTTGGGCTCATCTTGTTCATTCTGTCCATATTTTTGGAGATAATGTATATATGTGGACCCATTCTCAACCTTCTGGAAACCCTTTTACTGTTATTATTAATTGTTTATATAATTCAATTATAATGCGTGTTTCGTGGATTCGTATTATGCGTCGTGATTGTCCAAATTTTATGTCGATGAAATTTTTTCGTCAATTTGTTGCTTTGATCACTTATGGTGATGACAACGCCGCAAATATAGCGGATAAGGTGATTCATTTGTATAATCAAGAAACTATCAGCGCTATTATGGCAGATATGAAACATGAATATACTGACGAAGGTAAGTCTGGTACAATTATAAAATCACGTCATCTGGAAGATATTTTCTTTTTGAAACGTGGTTTCAGATTTTGTCCTGAATTGCAACGTACAGTTGCACCTCTTAAAATTGAAGTGATTTATGAGATGTTGAATTGGACCCGGAATACCATTGATCCGAATGTTATTCTTATGTCCAATATTAATACAGCTTTTCGTGAGATAGTTAATCATGGTAGAGATGCTTATGATGAACTGTATCGTGGAATTATGCGAATTGCTGTTAAGCTTCCTTCTATTCCACAAATTTCCACTTATGAGCAGTATTTGCATGATCTTACATATCTTGCAGATGAAGTTTATGAGTTTTAAGGTCAAAATGTGATCTTGCTTTTCTATACAAATATTAGAGGTTAATTAAGAGAAAA